ATTTCTTTATTAGTTATTTCTTCTTCTAATCTACCTGCTTCTTCTAAGAAACCTATTCTTTCTTCTACAGTAAACTTCTCTTTATTTACTGCTTTCTCTAATAAGTCTGCTCTTGTTCTATCTGCTTTAGCTCTTTGTACTTGTAAATCTCTTTCTGCTTTATCTGCTTTAGCTCTCATATCAGATAACTCTCCTGCTATAGCTAATTCTTTACGAGTTTCCTCTCCAAAGTTCTTAATACCTTCTGTTACTTTAGCTATAGATTCTGCAGCTTCATCGAAATTACCTGTTACAAAAGATAATATAGCATTACCAAAGTTTCCAAGTATATCTGTAACATTTCCAATGACTACTGAAATCTGTGTAAGCCATTTAGCAAATCTATTTTGTCCTGCTTCTGAATTAGTTAAAGCTGTTGTTACTGCAACTATAGCTAATGCAAAAGCACCAATACCTGTTGCTATTAATGCACCTCTTAATGTTTTAAGTCCTTTAATTGCACTCTTAACAGATTTACTCATTCCTTTAAATCCAGAAATAAGTCCTCCTGTCATTTTATCACCTGCTTCCTCTATGCCACTTAAATCTTCTTCTGTCTGTTTAAGGTCTTCATTAAGATTTTCTATTTGCTTCTCAGCTTCTGCACTTTTTACATCAATGTCTATTACTACTTTTTGAGCCATTTTATTTCTGTTTTTATTTGTTTAAATGTTTCACTAAATGTTTCAGGAAGTTTATACTTACCTTGAGCTATTTTTATATTTTCTGTATCTCCTTTTACTATTTGGAGTAATTCTAAAATGTTTTGTATCATACCTCGTTTAATAATTCTATTTCACTTTCTCCTGTTCCTAGATTAGTGTTTATACTATTAATCTTATAGCTTCTGTTGTTTACTACAAACCTATCTGCTAATGTGTAATTTCTTAATATCTTTAATGGAAGAAATGCTTTATACTTTGATAATCTTCTTTTGATATTAAATACATCTGTTATGTAAGTTGTATAATAATCATCAAACAAAGTATCAGTAAATGTACCATCACTTGTATACTCATTTAATTCTGCATTGAAGTTTATGTTTATTGCACTTGTAGAAGAAGATAAAGCAAAACTATTACTTGGAATATAATAATCATTTGTATCAGTCTGTCCTGTATCTTGTCCTGTTAGAAATCTAATCTCATCTTCGTTTTGTTGATATATAGGATAAAACAAAATAGGTTCTCCAATATAAGCATCATCATTATCATCTACACACCACCCTACCTGTATTGTAGTTGTTGTTGTTGAATTACCATCTCTAAGTCTTTCAAATTTCATATGTTCGAAAGGAGCTTCTACTGTATATATACCTCCATCTAAGTTTTCTCCACTATTTGCATTGTATTCTAATGTTCCCCACCCTATACCAGAATTACTTAGTTGCTCGTGTTGTAATGCTAACTTAGTTCCTAGTCCTTTATATTGAAATTGTATTTCTCTATAGGGTAGAGCTATATCTACTTGACTAGAATCAATATCTACAAATTCACTTATATCATAACTCGTACCTCCACTATAGAAACTATCTAATGTTTGTACTTTGATCTTGCCATCATCCTGAACAAAAGCAGTTAAATTAAAGAGTTTAAATACACCTGTTAAAAGGTCTATTAATTTCATTGTAGGTATTTGCTTAGTAGGTAAAAACTCAAACTCAGCAGGTACAGTAAACTGTGTAACATCAAATGTATGTGATTCAGGAACTAATAAGTCAGAAAACTCCCAATCAACAGCATTCTCTACACCTGTTTCTCCAAATACAAATTCTTCAGTTACTTTTAATAGAACTTTATATGTTCCATTTGGTAATTGCATATTTAATTGCAAGTCTGAGTTTTCAGCACTTCCTGTAGCAAATGTAGAACCATCTCTAGTCACTTCTACTTCATATCTACTTGTCTCTGCAGAATTAGGTCTTATAGTCAATGTAGTAGGTAGTTTATTTCCTGTAGTATGTCCAGTTACTGTTATTTCTTCTCCAACTGCTATTACATTTGTCATAGTCGAATCTAAGCCAAAGTCTACATATTCTTCATATTGTAAAACTTGATTAGGGTCATTGACATCTCCTTTCTTTCTATGTAGCCACATATACAAACCATAATAAGCATCATTACTTGTATTAAAGAAATCTGTAGTAAATTCTATTTCAGGATATTGCTCCTCTATTGCTTTAATAATTAAATGTAATCTAATAGCATATTTTAATTCACCATAATATACACCGTGATGATGTCCTTCACCAGAACCGTGTGCATATAAATTTCCACCATTAGGGTCAGGATATTCTGCAGTATGATTTGTACTATCATAGAATAGTCTAGTAGTATGTGATATTAAAGGAGTTATCATAGCCTTAGTATATGAAACTGAATCTACTGTTATATCATAACCACTTGTTAGACCTGTATATATGCCTGAAGAACTATAAGGTTTTTTAAAGTTATCTAACCACCCTAACGCTTGTAAGGTATCATCTCCAAGAACATCTTTTAAATCTACTATACTACCAAAGAATGTTATTCTATAAGCATAAGGTTTATTGTTCTTCATATCTACTCCCTCTAGCTTGATCTTACCTTTTTCAAAAGGGAGATAGTTTAATTCAATAGTAGAATCCTTTTTTACTCTTGCATCAAATCCATCTACTATATCATAATTATAGTAATGTTCAAATACTTTGTTATTTCCTTTAGATGCAGGTAGTGAGAAGGTCTTAGTAAAGTTTGTAAATACTTTAGCTATGTCTTTTACATTTTGAATAGTTTGAGTTAGAGATACTGACTCATCTTTAAACATATCCATTCTATTTCCCTCAATATATAATTGAATATTCTGCATTATCTAATGTCATTTATTTTATTAAACGCATACTCGAAATCAACTGTGTAATTTATGAGCTTGTCATTTACTGATTTCTTAAATTGTAAACTCTTAGTGTTTAAAGTGATTGGGAGTACCTCTGTGCCATTATCTACCCACACTTGTTCACTTAGCATCATTTGTTTTATAACCTCATTAAAACTCTCTTGTATAAAGCCTGTATTCATTGTTATTGCTTCTTTACCTGTAACGTGAAACTGTCTTATTTGATGTTTCTCTGTATTGTATGTAGGGTCAGTAGCAAACTCCATTAAGTTACGCTTATAACTATCTGAATTTGTGTTTATACTATCTACTGACTTTTTATAGAAAGGCATAATCTGTAATGCTCCAAACTTATTATAGAATATAACTTGTAATTCTTGATACTTAGGTTCACATACTGCTTCTAGTGTAAGTGTTGTTACTTGTGAAGTACCTACTGAGCTTGTTATAGTAATTGTATCTCCTGTTATTAAAGTATCAGTAGGAGTTACTCTAATATATACTATCTTTTGTGTAGAGTTTGTAGAATCGCTTACTTGTATGTCATTTAAAACATTACCCCAACTTACATCATATAAATTCCAAAAGTTTTCTACTTCTTCCCAAAATACATTAGCTCCTCCTCCACTTGTAAATTCTATTAATGGTGCAGCTTCTGCAAATACAGGAAATACTATATCAGTACCTTGTTTAAAATATATCTTAGTATTTGATTGCAGATACTGTGGAGTATAGTTAGGAGTTCCTACTATTCTATAATCTTCTCCTGTAGTCATTATATCATTCTTTATAGAAAGTTGTGTATCACTATCTATAGCTGTTATTGTTGTTTCTGTTGTATCTGTATCATTGTAAACTGTATCTCCTATTGCTACACTTGTTAAGAATGTTTGACCACTATCTATTAGTTTATAAGATGTAGTTGTACCTGTAGTTGTTGAATCTACTAAAGTGTTTACTGGGTCTATTAAAGTTCTTGGATTAACTCCATCCTCGAAATATCCATAACCATCAAAAGAAAGATAATCTAAAAGCTGTGTTTCAGTTCCAACTGTTTTAGTTAATGTGATGTCTGCTTCTACCCATACTCCATCTGTAGCAAAACTTGCATACTCTGTGTTTAGATAATCTCTAATAAGCTCTGTGATCTCATATATAACATAATTGTTAGAACCTATGATATCTTTGTCTATAATATATTGTGGACTTCCAGGTTTGTCTGTTGTAAAAGTTCCTGAATATATATATAAGCTCATTCTAGTTGAACTAAGTGTACCTGAAGCAGGTTCTACTTTTATATAATATGGACTTCTTGCATTTATTATTGTACTCATTCTATTGTTATTTCTATATCGTTTATAAATCCTTTAACTAAATCTTTTGGTAAATCTTTATAAGCCTTTTCAAATGGTTTAGTAAAAAATAGACTTGGTTTGATTCCTTTATTGTATATGCTTCTTGCTATTAAGAAGTTTATAGATTTTCTAGGTATGAACTTTCCACTCTTGTCTCTTGGAGCTATACCTTTTCTTACACTCCATTTATCTAAAGCAGAACTAGGAGGCATTTTATCTTTATAACTGAAAGGAGTATTATATTTCTTTTTCTTTCCACTTACCCCTTTGTCTTGATATAAGCCATATTCATCCATAAGAAACTGTATGCCTATTCCTCCATTAACTGTCTTATACTTAAAATCTAAACTATTATAAAGTGCCTTAGAACTGTTCTTTTTATTTTTTGTCAGGTTACTACGAGATTGTTGTATCACATACTTAGCAAACTTATTCAATATGTTTTTAGTTTCTTTTAGTTGCATATAGTAATATCGTTTTCTATAAGAATATCCATAGTACAAGCCCATCCTGCTAACTGATTCTCAAATCTATCAAAGAAAGGTTCACAAGTAGGGTCTCCTTCTAATTGGTATTTAGTCGTGTATAAGTCTCCTTTTCTAAGAACCATAACAAGTTTATTTAAAACTGCTAATTGAGTATTAAGTACATCGTGTTGGTTATCATTACCTCTAAATAAATCTGTAGTAGCTTCTTTTTCTACATCTACTATATCCATAGCCATAACAGTAATATTAAATGCTAGTACCTGTTCTTGTGTACTTACACTATTAACCATAATATGACATAGAGGAAATATAGTTTGCTTAGATAAATCTATTTCTGTTATATCTCCTGTAGTTACAATATTGACGTTTGCATCATCTAACAACTGTGTTTTAATTGTTTCTGTTAATTGATAAAAACCTCTTATCCCTTGTTGACTCATTTTATTTTACTTTTTAATTGTTTAGCTTCAGCTTCTGCTTTGTCTTTCATAAATGATAACATCATAAAGCACTCGTGCATCTTTAACTTAGTGATATTTTCAAATCGTCTAATATCTCCCTGAGCGAGTCCGTAAATTGATTGATACCATCCCCATTTAGTTCCGAATTGAGATATTGCACTAAATTCGTTTCCTGTTTGTCCTCCAAATAATTCATCATAGCTTTCGACAAGTCGATTCCTAAATGATAAAAAAAAAGCACAGAACTTAATACTGCATCCATTGGCATATTTTGCATCTTCTCGGGATGATCTATATTATACTCCTCTATATTGTATTTTTCTGAATACTTATGTTTGATAGGTCTGTATAGAACATTCATAGCTCTATGGATATTTTCCCAATCTCCTAAGTAAGTGTCCAGGTCAATGTATTCTCCTAAACTCATCTGATCTAAGTCAGGTATGAATCCATATTCTACACCATTCATTTTAAACTTCTTTACTAGCTTAGGTTTCTGATTAAACATATCTCCAAGTATTCCTGTAATAGCATAGACATCTGCTACTTTCATTTTAAGAGCATCTGTGAGCTTTAAACCACAGAAGACTTCTATCATCTTAGAAGCTAAGAACTTTTCATCTACACTCTTTTCTTGGAGCTTTAGGAACTTCTGATATTGGTGCAGCTTGATTTCTTTTAAATCATTAGGCACGTTTATTTCTACTTTCATATATATATATCGAAATTTTAGAAGCATTTTTGACATATACATAAAAAAAAAGGGTAACATTTCTGCTACCCCCTTTCCAAACAAAACAACCTTTACTTAATTATATCTGTATTGTCAACAGTATTGTTATTAGTAATGCTACTGCATAAAAGCTAAGTAGCCACCATATATTATTTTTATCTTGCTTGATGAATCTTATTATTGGTTTGAACATAATTATTTTTTTAGTAATGATTTAGTTAATTCTATTATTAATTGTTTTCTTTTTTCTACAGGCATTTCTAAAGCACTTGCAGTTATCTTTTTTATATATATCTCTTTCATTGATTCTTGATGATTCTAAAGATTGTATCTGCACAAGTCTTAGCAGATATTTCTTTTTTGTTGTGGAGCTTTAGTAATGTCTTTATTAGTTTTTTGTTTTGCTTATTCATATCTAAGTTTAAAAAGGGAGCTGTTACACTCCCTGTTGTTGTTAGTTAATTAAGTTTTCTTGAAATTTAATAAATTTCTCTGCTTGTTTTACAGTATCAAAACTTTTGTATTGTATTTCTTGTTTTTTAGTTCCATAATCTTTGAACCATACAAGTTCATACCAAGTTTCATCTCTATCATCTGTGTATTGAAACAATTTGTGTTTGTAAAATATTAAGTTCTTTTTCATTTTGTTTTGTTTATTAATATATGACTTAAAAAAATAAATCTGATTGTCTTACACCTAAGCTTTCAAGTTTCTTAACTACTGAATCTAAAGTCTTAGATATGTGTACACATTTACAATTAAATTCTATAGACCATTCACCTTGATTATTCCAACTTGGAGTACGTTTTGTAATGTGACCTATATCATCTCTTTTTGTTCTGAATTGAATAAATATAGGTTCATTCCATTCTTTACTTTCTCTTTCGGTTTCTTTAATAAATTGTTTCATTTTGTTTTGTTTTTATAACTGCTTCGTTGCAATTATGCAGCTAATCTACAACAATTATTTATATTATTAACAATTTTTAATAAATATTTTTAGTTGCGAGAGGAGGATTCGAACCTCCGACCTTTAGGTTATGAGCCTAACGAGCTGACCAACTGCTCTATCTCGCATTTAATTTAATCTAAGTTTTTATCTAATAACTTCTTGGCTTCTACAAATTCAAATAAAAACCTTTTAAGATTATAAAAAAGTATTTCATCTTGATTCCCATTTAAGTCGTTTTGATATTCAATATAATTAGCAAACCAATTATATCTGTATTCTAATAAGTCATTATCAGTTTCTATTAATAATAATTTTAAGTGAGATAATGCTTCTTTGTCTGACATAATAAAATCTATTAAATCAGCTTTTCCTTGTTCTGTGTAATCTTGGATTAATGTTTCGAAAGTTTCTAGTTTTTTAGTTATGTGCCTTATGGCTTATTATAAAACAAACATAGAATCGCAATGCGAACAATAAATTCGCTTTATCTACTGAATAGTATATCTACCTCTGTTAGGATTCTCTAACTGCATCATTAAACAATATCGAGCTGCATCAATACAGTCAGGATGAGTTCCTGTAGGTTTCTGTATGTTATTACCTTCTTTGTCTTTAGCCCATATATATCCTTGTAGTTCTTTGATTAGATTCTTAGACCTGGAGGTTACATAGATTTCATTTTGATTTATTAAGTTGATACCATAGACTACTGAATCTCTGCCTTTAGTTACTCCTGAAATTTTATGACCATAAGCTCTGATCTCACTAATACTCTTTGGTTCTGCTGAGTCTGCCCATAGATGAGTAGTTATACTATTATCTTTTAGAAATCTACTTATGTCTCTATTAAGCATTCCTTTTTGATATAGTATCTCATCATATATGTAAGCATTGTTCCATTTGTATAATAAGATAATCGTACTAGGGTCTATGCTATATCCAAAATCTAATCCTCCACATAATAACCTAGCTTCATAAGGAATACTATCAATGTACTTCCAATCAGGAATACATACTCCTTCTAAACTACCTATCTCTCCTAGTCCATATACTTTCCACCAATTAGCCCAATAAGTAGATGTCTTAGCTTTATCTTTAGCTTTCTCTATTTCTTTTACTATTGAAGATGGTAAGCTGTCATTGTCTTTATATGTTAATGTGAGGAAGTCTGTATCTTCTTGTCCTATTAGTTCTTTATCTACCCAGAAGATGTTACTTGGGTTGTAATCTAACCACACAGTACCTGATGTTCTTACTGCAAGTTGTTGATACACCTCAAAGCTAGGAATGTTATTGCACTCATTAATAAATAAGTCTGTTCTTCTTGCTCCTCTTAATTTGTCAGGTTGATCTGTGGAGAAGAACTCTATATAAGAACCTGTGCTGAATTGATACTTTAGAGTTGATTTGTTGAACTTTCTCTCATCATACCTATTAGTTTGTTTAAGTATATTAAGAAAGTCCTTTAAAGCTCCTCTACGTAAGTGTGGGACTGATTCTGCTACTACACTTATTTCTTTGTTGTTGTTTTTAATAGCATAGTCAATAAGTATCATTAGAATAGCTATTGTCTTACCTGCAGAAGAACCTCCTCTTACTATTCTTATTCTACTACCTAATTCTCTGAGTTTTATTACTGCTTCTGTTTTTGTAAACATTAATCAATGAATAAAGGTACATCTTCGTTTATAGTTATATCCTTTGTTTCTTTTGGTTTACCTGCAAAGTAATTATAGTAAAGCTGAACAAACTTAAAGTCTTTTTTCTCTAAGCCATCTTTAAGAGCTTCAAATGCTAAAGGTTCTAATGGAGTAAGTTTCTCTATTAATTGTACTTCCTCTTGCTTAGGTTTTCTACCTGCCCTACCTTTTGTTGAATGTCCACCATTGTTTTTTCTACCATCCATAGAATTAATATAAATTAATTAATTAATCTTTTGTATATCTATATATCGAAAAATAAATTAAATTTTTGTTCACAATGATTCTTTAATTTTTTTAGCTACTGCTTCTACTACATCTACTGTTACTGCATTACCACACATCTTATATCTTTGTGTATCTGATATTTCACCAAGCTCCATACCATTCTTTGTCCAATTATCAGGAAATCCTTGTAGTCTTTCACATTCAACAGGAGTTAGTCTTCTAATAGATTGATTAAGTATAACTCCATTTGGATTTGCTGAACGAAGTGTAAAAGCATCCTGATTATGTTTACCAACTGCATTACCAAATTTTTTACTATTACCTATTTGTGTTGGTTTTATTATTGGTGGCATAGTAGAAATATCTGTTTCACTACATCTCCTAGTTGCTAAACAAGGAGAGTCTCCATCCTTTCTTGGTCTAAAGCCTTCATCATTTCTAAAGTCTCCTACAATTATTTCTTCTTTTTCATCGAGTTCACGTTCAATAATGTAACTCCCATTTCCTTGTGAGTCTTTGTATCTTGTTGTGAGTGTACAGGTATTTGCTTGTTGTCCTTGTAGCTCATTAGTCTCTCTACTGTTTTCTGTGATAGGAAATATTTGTTTCCCACTTCCTTCTCCAAGACATCCGACAAGGTAGATTCTCTCTCTATTTTGGGGTAGAAACCACTTTGTATTAAGCAGTTGCCATTCAAGTCTATAACCCCCAATGTTTGTAAAGGCTTGGATAATAGCCCAAAAGTCTTCGCCAGAGTTTGAGGAGAAAGTTCCTTTAACATTTTCCCAGATAAAAAAACTTGGTCTGCATTCTTTGATAAGCCTAATTGCTTCGGTGATAAGACTTGATCTTTCCCCATCCATTCCTTTTCTCTTTCCTGCCAGGCTAAAGTCTTGACAAGGACTTCCGAAAGTGATAACATCGATTCTTGGTAAGTCCCCTCCTCGAATATCTGTAACTGATTTGACATAAGTACTGTTTTTAAAATTATGTTTATATACATCTATTGCATACTTATGTATTTCTGAAAAGTAAGAATGCTTAATATTAAATACTCTTTTAAGTCCTAGACTAAAACCTCCGATGCCACTAAATAAGTCTAAGTGATTCAACTAAGTTCTTCTTTTTGTAAAACTTTATTATACATATCCTCTGTGTAAAGAGCTAATTCATCTATGTCTTTATTAGTAAGATATTTAATACGATGTCTTATAAGTGTTCTTTTGTTTTCATTTCCCACATCATCAATATCATTGATTACTATGTCTAACCACTTGTCCAGGTTTTTATTGTAGAACTTGTAAGTATCAAAACTCCTTACTAAATGCAATACATTAGCGTGATGCATATTCTTTCCATTCTCCTTGAAGAAGTTTGCTATTCTTGTTAATCCTACTCCTAGATATTTGTTTAGTATTAAGCAGATCAAAGCTCTTACCTCTACATATTCTCTTTGTCTTGTATTGTCAAATGGATTTAACTCTGCAAGGTTACTTACTTGTCTTGCTATATCTAAAGCTCTCTTTTTCATAATAATAATAATTTAATTTTTAATTCTCTTTGTATCTCCTGGAGCATTTTTATTGCATCTTCACTATCTCCCATATCTATAGCATCTATTATGATGTCTATGTCTTGTATTAGTTCTTTCATAAAGTACCTGTCAGTACATAATCATCTAAGTCTGCTCCATTAACAAAGAAGGTTTCAAAGATGTCTACTGCCTTCTCTACTTTTCTTTTACCTTCTAAGTAAAATTCTTCAGAACAATCCCATACACCAATATCTAAACTTCCTTTGTCCATTACTAAGAATTTGAATTGTTCATATCCCACATTAAATAGATTACAATATAAATAACATTGAACATCATATCCATATTTCTTTGCAGCATAAGGAAAGCCTTTTATGTCTGTTGTAGTTTTTAAGTCTACTATTCTATCTTTTCCAAGAACATCTGCTTTACCTCTAAAAGGATAACCACATACATTTCCTATTGCAGGAACTTCAAACTCACAATCTGTTATTAGTTTAAGTGCGTGTTCATTTCTAAAGAATGCATCTGCTAACTTTTCAGCTTTATTCTTTTCTGACATTGTAAATACTTTACCGTGTTCCTCTTTAGCTAGTTTATATGCCTTAGTATTCTTACTTGCAACATCTACAAATATCTGTGCATTAAAAACGTGAGGTTCTAATATAGCTGTATGAAATAACCACCCATCTCTTAAAGGTTGTGTTTCAGGATTACCATACTTAGTAACGTGCTTATAAGTCTTAGGACTTGATAATAATAGTTTAAGTGAAGAACTGCTTAAAGCTAGTTTGTTTAATTCTCCATAGTAGAAAGAATCATCATCCATTTTAGATAATAGTTCTTTATGCTCATAATTCTTACCGTCTAATAGTTGTATCATTTTCTAATAATTTTTCTGATTTTCTTGCTCTCTCTATTGCTCTTAGTTTATCTCCTTCTGCTATTTTTAATTTAAAGTCTAATACTTGTACCTCGTTTCTAAGACCAACTACAAACATATGCATCTCATTAACACATTTAATAAGATTAGATAATTCTTTAGTAGATTCATTATTTTCTTTTTTAGTATCGTATGCTTTAACAAGAGCTTGACCTATATAATTAAAGTTAGCTTCATATACTTGATTTTGGAATAATGTCATTAGTTAAGTATTATGCAACTAATAGTAGCTACGATTAATGCTATGAATCCTACTTTTAGAACATTAAATATCTGTTCTTCTTTTTCAGGACTTCTACCTTGATTTGATCTATATTGTCTTTTTTTCATAACTTGTTTTAGGTGTTCTTTTATAATCAAAACTAAATCTCTTTTCTATATTCTGTAAATTATCCTTATCTATAATTTGATTTTCTAAATCAATAATTTTATAATTATGCTCAACTAATAATTCTATTGCAGCGTTTATTGATTTTACTTTTTCTCTAAAATGATTAAATATTTGATTTTCAAAAGCATTGTGGTTATGTTTCATAATTTTGTTTTTTTAAAGTTATACAGGCTAATATAACTCTTTTAAAGTTATTAACAAAATTTAATTATATGAGTCCCTATTTATAATACTTGCTTGTTGTTCTGTTAGAAGATATACAGGTTTGAGTAATCGTTTCTTAGTCCACATAGTAGTGTCAGGACAATACATCTCTACAGGTTCTGGCATTTCTAAATAGTTTAACCAATATAGATAGTTACCTTTAGGGTCTGATACAAAGTAGAGCTTTACTATTTCGGAATCCATACTAATTAACTGTTCATACTTATAAACCTCTAACATCTTTTCTTTATAGTATTTATTCCTGAACTTCATTTCTATTACACAATCGTGACCCTTAGGAGTTTTACCTATAGCATCATAATGCTCAAAGCCATTACCTGCCCATTTTAAATCCCAAGTGTCCATATTAAGTATCTGAACTACTGCTTGTTCGTATAGATGTATCTTACTGAGTCCCATTAGCGTAAATGTCATTTAATTGTTTTATCCACGCTATATATGTTTTTGGAGTACAAGTGCAAGGTAAATAATAGCTATGCTTATAATAGATGGAATGTAGTCGAGCAATTAACTCCTGTTCTTTTCTATCAATGCTTTTACCATTAGCAGATTTAAACTCTGTCCATTTGTCGTAATCTTCCTGACTAAACTTTTGTAATCCCATTTCTATCTATTTTAAATTTATTTAAAGCATCTTTTCTTTTATCACAGTTGCACTTAGTTCCTCTTATACTATGGTAAGTATCTACTAAGTATTTTATTCCTGTGTATGTTGTTATAAGTTCTACTAAGTTTCCTAGTTTCATAAATTTTCTTTTAGTTTCTGTTTAACTTTCTTATAAGTATTGTATAAGCTGTAATAACTTATTTTACTTTTTCTTGATAGCTCACTTATGTTAGTGCCATCTTCTATTATTTCGAATACTTTTTTATCATACCAGTACATATCTTTTAAAATATCCTGGAGCTTATTATAGACCTCATCATAATTGTTGTGATCTATTTCTGTAACAGGTTCTATGTTTTCTAAACTAATCAGTTTTACTTTACTTTTCTTTCTAATCAAATCTACATACAATCCTCTAAGTATTTTAAAAACATAATAATAGTTTATCTCATCTTTATATAAATAATCTATTCCTTTTTGAGTATTCTTTATTAGCAGAATATACATAGTTTGTACCAAATCTTCACACTCCTCTTTGTTTAAGCCACCAAAGGTTTGTACTATCTCTACCCATTGGTTATGTTTCTCATATGCTAATTCTACAGGTGTTTTCAAAATGGTAAGTTTATTTGTTCTGTAAGAGTTGGAGTTATAATATTATTACCATTTATTTGGAAACCTACATTGTTAAGTATTGATTTAAGTTTAATAGGTTCTGTTAATGGAGTAGGTCTTCCTCCTGTATCAATGTCTTTTACTTTTCTAACGTGTATATGGTTATACATCCAATCTGTAGGGTGTTGAGTATATCTGTGGATTACTAGAAACTCATCACTTCTATTAACAAACTTACCTCCACCTTCTACATCACTTGCCATAGGAGGAATAGGATGTCCTGCATATTCATCAGAATTAGAATGTTTCTTTCTTAATGATTCTGTAGCTGCGTGAGTATTTAACCATACTGATACATTATGAGTCTTGCAGAATAATCTTATTTCAGATGTTGCTTCATAGTCATAATCGTGAGAGTTAATACCTTTCAACATCTCTCTATCTTTCATTAAAGAGTTGTAAGGGTCTATAAGAAATCCTTGATAGTTCCAAGCCTTCTTAATACTTGTAGCTAATTCTAATAAAGTCTTATAAGTATGAAGCTCATTAGAGTCTACTATCTTAAATTGATTAAATACAAAACTCTTGTGCTTTACAAATTCTTCTTCAGGTATTTTGTTTATAGGTTTTGCTGCCAGGAATTCTATTAATTTTCTAATAATACTATGTGCTTCATTCTCACTAGAAAATACAAGCCATCTAATATTATGCTTTAATGAATACAATAACATCATATATAAAATCACAGTAGTCTTACCTACATTAGCGTGACCTAAGCATACTAAAAAGTTACCTTGTTTGAATCTAAAGTATTCGTCTATTTCTGGGAATCCTAATGCTAAACCTTCTACTATCTTCCCTGACCTGATTTGTTGTAGTTTATCAATCTGTTGGTCAAAGTTTATTAGCATCTTAATTATTGTTTTCTATTTCTTTTTGCAAGTTAGCTAAAGCTCTCCAAGCTACCTTAGCTGAATGTCTTACACCATCACTATCAATCTTACCTGCTTCAATAAGATGTCTACTAAGAGCATCTAATTCATCTGTACTTTTATTTCTGTCCCAATGTAAAGGTAAATCAGGATGGTGTTGTTGATTACCAATATAAGAAACTTTTGCCACTTCTAAAATAGCATCAGGAAAATAATTTAAAACCCCTGAATAAACAGGGGTCTTTTTTCTTTCTTCAGCAGTCATTAGAATGGTAAGTCATTGTTTCTGTCAGGACTCTGTTGTGAAGCACTTACTTGTTCTACATCATCTTCTAACTTCCATCCTTCAATAGTATTAAATACTTTTACCTCTCCTTGTGGATTCTGCCATTCTCTACCTCTTAGGTTAATAGCAGTTCTAACAAAAGAACCTTCTGTAAAGTTGTCTAATAGATTTACTTTGTCTTGTAGAAACTCTACCTGTAATGTTTGAGGATATTTGTCATTTGTTACTAGCCACATAGTTCTAGTTCTAAAGTTTTTAGCACCTCTTGTTTGTGTACTATTAATCTTTTTAATTCTACCTGTAATTTCCATAATTATTATTTTAATATTTGATTAAATGTATTTGTAAATTCTTCTATCTCTTGTATGTTTATCTTGCCAGAAGAAGCAAGTTCTATAGCTCCTTTAAATGCTACTTGTCTTAATATAGAGCTATGAGTATCTTGAGGTTTATTATAAGTCTGTGTATTAGTATCTTTTTTATAATTATTATACATACCTACTTTTTTAACTTTAGCAAATTTATACTCTTGATTTTTTTGTTGTAAATAATCATAAGAAATCTCATCTCCATTTTGTAAATTTAATTTAGGAGTATATAAAAATCCTTCGTGTTTAGAAGTTTTCATTTTATAAGTTAGAATACCATCACCAAAAGGTGGTTTATCCATTTTGCTTATCTCTTTTACTTGTGCTGTATAATTCATATTTATTATTTTATATATTCGTCTACTATGTTAATTTCTAAATGTGCGTTTCTTACTTCTTGTTGTTTAATATGAAGTTCGTATTTTTCTATAATACTATCCTTCTCTTTAATGCTATTCTCTAATTTCTTGATCTTAGCATCACTCTCGTAGTAGTGCTTTCTTAATTGCTCTACCTCAGCTTTTAAAAGCCTTAATAAATCTTCTTTATGGGTCATATATAATTGTTTTTAATGTAATGCTTTATTGCAATACTTTAGCAAGTTAATTAAAAAATGTTAATAAAACAAGTGCATAAAAAAAAAGGAGGAAAATTAATCCCTCCCTTCAAAACAAAACTATAAGACCTGCGAGAAACAGATTATGCTTACAAAGATAATTCTTTTTTCCTTTTATCTACTAAGTCTTTGTATTTATTTATCATATCCTCTAAGTCTATATTAGAGAACTTTTTGATCTGTTTAGATTGTATAAGAAGCTGTTCTGGTAAGTCTTTACCATATTCTTTTTGGAGTTCTAAGCCATACTTGTATTGTTCACCATATCTCATACAATTACAGGAATAGCATTGTACTTGGCAGTTAAGCTCCTCCCATCTTGTAGAGTAAGATTTCCTAGACATAAAATGTCCATTCTGCATTCCTGCACCTTTCCAATATGCTTTCTTACCACAAGTATAGCAAGATACTATGCCTTTCTTATTAGCTTTTCTAAGTCTTATATATTCAGAGAATATTGCATCTAATTTCTTTACAAGACTTTTGCGTGATACCTTTCTCATATACACTAAGATATAAATTATAATTAAAAGAAAGAAAAAGAAAAAGAGTAAAAAGAAAAAGAAAGAAAAAACCTAGTAAAAAAGAAAGAAAGTAATACCTGTTCCAAGCACCGTCCAACTTTATTAGGTTGTGCAAGTTTAGCTATAAGCAAAAACAAATATATAAAATTATTTTAATATATATTTTTTGTACTTAAAAGCAGAAATAATTACTGCAATAATAAAAATGATTGTAAAAATGTTTGGATGTGTTTCTCCACAAAATCCTAATAAGTGTTTTAATGTTTCCATATTATCTACCTTGACCTTTATATTTCTTTTTGAATTTTACTTGACCTTTACTAGCATTCTTAGAATGAACACCAGGTCTTTTTGTGCGTTTAGAAGCACGATAATTACTTGTGGTTAGCTTTGCCATTACTTTCTAAATTTCTCTGCACTACGACCCCCAAAATAAGCTCCTATGACTGTTATAAGAACTAACTGTAATAAATCAATCCAATTAGCTTTAACTTCAAATGCAATAACTCCTGCATCTATAAATACCATAAGAACTGTAGATACTACAAGAAATATTAAAACCATTGGACGTACATTCTTGCTAAGAAAACTATCAGAAGCCATATCTACTTTCCATCTCTCAGTAACATTCTTTTGTATGTCAGCTTCTGCATCAATCCAGATCTGCTCCATTTCCTTTTCAAATTGAGCTTTCTCTACTTTACTAAAAGTATGTTTGTCTATTATGCCTGAAATCTTTTCTGCTATGTTTCCACCTGCAGCTCCAAATAATTTACTTAGTATTTTGCTCATTTGTTATATCTATATATTTAGTTTTACCATTTTCTCTTATTGCTCTTAAACATCTTTTTCTATTAGAATCTTCATCTACATAGCTTACGTGAACCCAATCAGGATTATGGTCTGTACCAAACTCCCAAATAATTTGGTCAAAGTCGAGATTATCTTTAATATAATAATACATATAAGCATTACTAACATTACCATAAACATCATCAATATCAATAGCTCTCCCTTGACAATGTTGGCTTTTACTGCTTCCACCAATAGCCTTATTAAGTTCTTCGCATCTATAAAATGAGTTTATTTTTATAGGAGCATCAAATGCCTCTCTTAATGGTTCAAATACTTTATTAGCTACCATCTCCATATTTTGAAGCTCATACTCATTAGGTTTATTATCTATACCTAAACGTAAAGCTGTTGCACTCCTAGTAGCTTCTTTGTAGCTTATATGTTTGCTTATCTTATTCATTATTTATCGTTCCTTTTATCTTTTATAGCATTCATATCTATTCTTGATATGTCTTTTGTTTGATGATTGCTTGTAGAATTATTGTTACTAGAGCTACTATTAGATTCATAATATATTTTATTAGAGTATATATTATTATATCTCCAGTTATTATAGTAATAAGGATTCCACTCCCTAGCATACAGAGGATAAATAGATTGATAAATATTAGGTCTTATTTTATCTATTGGTAATAGGAGAGTATCTCCTTCTGAAGTAACTGCTAAAACGTGCTTGATTGTTGGTTTTGGAGTATAAGTTCCACACCCTATTATTAATATTAAACATATAATAAATCTCATTTTAATTTGTACTTGCCCTTCTAGGTTTATTAATTCTATTTATAGTATTTTGTATTTCTAATCTAGTAGCTTTAATTTGCAAAGATATATCTGCTACATATTGCATTCTAACTCTACCTGATTTATCCATAATAACAATTACAGGTACAGCCATAATAGAGTTCTGAACATCTCTAGGCTGGTCTTTCAAGTAACTAAACTTAACAGTAGCACCTGTAATATCACTTAAATCGTAATTATTCTTTTTATTCCATTCTGCATTTATTTGCAGAACTGTTACGTCTTGACTATATACAAAGCCCGCAACCAATACACATATCACACATAATATTAATTTTTTCATTTACTAATTATTTCAAATAACTTATCGTCTATTTTCTTTAACGCATCTGAGTTTTCTTCTACTTTTTTACCAGTATTCATTATTGTCTCTCTTACGAGCTTGTCTTTTAAATCATACTCTGTTCTTGAAATCTCAGGTTCAGGTAGCTTCTTAGCTTCTTCTATGTCTGCTTGTAAGGCAAACCACATTCCTATAAGGGTAGATAACCCCACCCCTATAGCAATAAGTGTCTTTATACTAATTTCAAATTTACTGTCTTCGCTTAATTCACTCATAGTTTTTTAGTTTTTTGAATAGTATATACTATCGTGCAGATTAGAAGTATAATTTTTAACCATACCTCAACCTCAGTTAATGATACTAGAAAAGCCATTGAGTTTATAAGGTATATCTTCATATCTGCAAAATCCATAGCGTTATTCTTTATCTTCTTTCATTTCCTCGTAAGAACCATCTTGCAAGTTGATATTTATTTTACCATACTTGTCTTCTAGTTCTTTCTTTACTTTGTTAGATTCTTCTCTAACTTGACTTAAAGCGTGTAATAGATTATGCTTTTGCTCATCTAGTGTACCTAAGTCGTGCTTAATAGCAGAAACTTTCTTTTCTGATTCTAATAATGATTCTAATTCTTCTTTACTAATTTTTGACATTTTATTAAATTTATAGTTATATTACAAATATATTAATTATTCTCAAGTGTTTCTATTCTACTTTTTAAATCATTGATTAGTTGTTGTTGTTCTTGCATTCCTTTAATTAACATAGGAACAAATACAGAATATTTTACTCCTTTTATAACTTCTCCTGTTGCTAACTCTACATTTTCTTTTACAGGTTCATCTGTTTCTATTGTTTCATATATTGCTTCCTTTGCTTCAACTGCTTCTTGTTGATATTCAGGTATTCTATCAAGTAATTCTTGTTTCGTATCTGCACTTTGCCACTCTATATTATTATTATCTAACCAAGTTTGAATCTGAATTTTTGTATTATCTTGTGTTGGTTTTTCATTCCACTCAATAGCCTCTTGTCCTTCAACAGCTTCATTAATTAATCTTTGTTCTGTTTGATAAATTATATTACCTTCATTATCCGTTTTGTTTACTTCTTCACGTTTTGTTTTTGGAGTTTCATATATTAAATTTGGAAATATTTGTTCTAACTCTTGAGCAATAACACCAATTTGTTTTTGTTCTTGTCCTATATAATTAAAGTTTTTAATTTGAACTTTCATTAAATCTTCTAGCTTAGAAGTAGCATCTGTTACGTTTTCCTTTAATTTAATATCAGATAATTGTCCATAACTATTGTTAGTGTTTTCAATATTTCCATTTGAATATATTTTTATTCTTTCGGTACCTCCACCTTTTCCCATAAAGAAACGAGAAGTAGTATCGTTTTCATCATCATTATTATGTACGTTAATACCATAATGTGAGCCACTTCCAGATGCTTGCCAAAACATAGCTATTGGTTGATTACCAAAGTCGTTATTAAATTCGTGAAAATTATAGCCTGAGCCATAACCATAAGAACCTGCTTGTGATTTAAATCTACTTAACCCCCCAGATGTTATACGCATTCTTTCACTTGCTGATGCACCTGTTGCATTAGTGGCAAATATCATATCCTGACCATTTGAACCACTTGTATTTATTGTACTTATATATGAATACCTATTTGTACCTACATCATCGTTTGTATGTGCAGCAAAACCTAACCTTGCTTCTGTATTTAGAGTTGTACTTTTATTGACTATAAATAAGGGTATTGTTGGTTGTCCTGCATTAGTGCTATGGATTTGAACTTTTGCAGATACAAATGTGGTTCCAATGCCTATTTCTCCACCAGATGTTATATTTAAAAGATTTGAAGCATCGTGAGTTTTGAAAGATAATATATCTGAATTTGAACCTTCAACACCCATAAACCAGTCTCTAGAATCATTAGCTATTTTTATATAAACATCAGCGTCTGTGCTATCATCCCTAATATGTAATTTTTCAGCAGGTGAATCAGTTCCAATTCCTACTTTTCCAGAAGCTAAAGCAGTAAATATATTTGGTACTGGAGAATCAGTTCCAATATAAGAAAGTGAATATCTATATATATTAACTGCAGTATCTGTTTTAATTTCCCAATTACGAGCATCTCTACCTATTAATAAAGAAGATGTTACTGTACCATTTTCTCCATTTATGTACATTTTAGCTGCAGTAGTAGTTTCTTTTATATGAAGTTTATAATCAGGGGAATCAGTTCCAATTCCTACGTTTCCTCCTAAAGGATTTAATAATAATTTTCTTTGTGTTCCACTTACACCATTACTTTGAATCCAAGAAGCATCTGTACTTGCATCGTGACCTAATGCTAATCTATATTGACCTGCTACTGATGCAGAATTATTCGCTACTGAATCTATAGATAAATATCCAGTTTTAATAGATACATCCCCAGAACTGTCTATACGCATTCTTTCTGCGTTATTAGTATTTATAACAAGATAATTATTTGGGTTATTATAAATTATTCCACCTACATAACTATCATCACTATCTCCCATTAAAATACCACAGTTATTAGAGGTATCAGATTTTAGTCCTATATAAACAGGTTGCCCAGAAGTATAAGGAGATAATTGTAAAACACTTGCTCCATTAAAAGCACTTCCTCCTACATCCTGACCAATAGAGACGTTTCCTGAACTATCTATACGCATTCTTTCTGTTGCACCATCAGCATCTGTAAAAGCTAAACCATCAGAACCATTTAAAGTGTTTAAATAAAATCTACCTACACCATTTTCATAAAATGCTTGATATACTTTACCACTCGTTGCATTTAAGTTTAATAAATTACCTGTACCTTGAACAACAAATTTTCCAAAAGCAGAAGGATTTGTATTCCCTATTCCTACGTTTCCAGAAGTATCAATAGTCATAACTGTTCCTGTACCGTCTGTATCAGATATTTCTAAATTTCTATTTGATTGTACGTTAGTAAATTTCCAATTACCCGTATTTGCAGTTAAAGATATTGAGCTATCATTACCATCTGATAAACCAACTGTTATATTGTCACTAACTATTGTACCTGCAAAAGTTGAGTTTCCTGATGTGTCTATTGTTATTTCATCATTACCCGCACCATTATAATTAAATCTTAATGAATCGTCTGTATTAGTATATACTGACCAAAAGTTAGCTTGGTCTGTGTACCTATAAAATCTAACTCCTTTGTTAAAATATGTTTCTCCTGCAAAAGTTGAGTTACCATTAACAGTCAAAGTATCATCAATAGTTGTAGATTTATCTACATAAAAAGCAGTATCTGTAAAGTATGCAACTTCAGCTTCTAATATTCCTATAGAAACTTTAGCTTGTGAAAAAACAGTTAAAGTGTTTGTATTATGGTCGTGTGAAATAAAGTTTGCTTGGTCTGCTGCCGCAGTACCATCTGCAAATCTTATATAAGCTGTATCTGTAGTTCCACTAACTAAAGTCATTCCACTATCATCAGGCACACTTATAACTAATTCATCAGCAGAATAGTCACTAGGATTAGTCAAACCAATACCAACAGAATCTTCTGAAGTATCTACAAACAAAGTATCTGTGTCTACTATTAAATCATTTGTTACACTTAAATTGTGAGAAACATCTACTTCTGTACTATTTATTTGAAATCTTTGAGTTCCATTAATCCAAAATGTATGTTGACCATTATTAAGCTCAGTATATAGGTCAGTACCTCTAAATCTTACTAAGTTTGTGTCAATGTCTATACCATTTAAAGCCTCTACTGTATCGTCAATTACAAAAGTGCTTCCATTATAAAACATTTCTATATCTCCACCATCACCAAATAGTATTTTATTATTGTCTCCTAGATTTATATTCCCTGTAACTGTAACTCCTGTACTTGTAGTTTCAAACTTTTTACTATTGTTGTAATATAATTCAACACCACCAGAAGCATTTGCATCTATTGCTTGGTCAGTTCCATTAACAAAAATCTTAACATCGTCTGCTGACTTTATGTTTACATCATCAGATGAACCAATTCCTTGAATAGTCAAGTCACCTTGACTGTTTTCTATAATCGAACCATTTGTACTGTTATTATGATATAAAGATAAATTTGCTGTTGAGTTAAAATACAGTTTTTTGTCTGTAGCAATTGATACGTTGTCGCTAAATGTTTTTACTCCACTAATAGATTGATTACCAGTAGTCATTACTGCACCTGCCGCCAACACATTAGCAGCATCTGTTACATCTGCTCCTGCTTCAATACCATCTAATTTTGTCCCATCTACTGAAACATCTCTACCATCGACTGTTCCTGAAAGTATTATATTTCCTTCAAATGTGGCATCTTGTGAAGTGTCTATCGTTAACGCTAATGTTTCTGCTGTATTAAATATTAAGTCACCTGTAGCTGTAGTTATTTCATTACCACCAGAACTTGTAATTATTCTAAAATCGTAATCATCAGAGTTAGGTGCTTTTAAATCTATATAACCACCTGAAGCTCCACCTATTTCTATTCTACCAAAAGCAGAACCTTCAACACTTATTACATCATCTACATCTAATGTTCCGTCAATATCTACATTACCACTAAATGTTCCTGTAGTACCTGATATTGTTCCTCCTGTAACATTACCCGTCAGATTACCTGTAACATTACCTGTTACATTACCTTCTAAGGCAGCAATTAAAGTAGCTTGAGCATACCCAGTTCCACTTGTATTTACTGTTGTAGTAGGTTCAACCTGTAAATCCTTAAATAACCTATATTTGCCTGTTAGAGCTTCTCTAAACAGTCCTGAGTATAGTGTGGTACCTGAAGGAGTATATTTGCCATAAAAACCTATGTCAACTGCATCTGTAGAGGTGTTATTGTTTGCCAGTACAATTAAAGGGTCTTTTACTGTTAATGTATCTGTTCCTACTGTTGTAGTGCTTCCTTCAACTACTAAGTTTCCAATAACTGTTAGATTGCTACCTATTTTAGCATCTCCATAAACGTGAAGGTTTAATCCTGATTCAGGTGTTACTCCTATTCCTATTTGTGTTGTTGATATATATAATGGAGTAAGGTTTCCAAGTCCGTCTGTGATCTGTTTTGCTGTTGTTCCTATTGCATCATTGTCTATTGACTTTAATAACGCATCATAAGTATTTTTTATTTTCGTGCTTGTTAATGTAGCCATTATTGCTTTTTAAATAAGTTAATAATTTTTTTACGTTCCCCTCTTTAGGTTTGTAAATCTTTTTTATAATACCCATCCGTTAAATGTTGCATCTTTATCAGGATTTATGTCCTCATTTGTATTACTTGTATATTCAGGAAATAAGTTTTGATTGTTAGCCATATAATCTATAAATCTTCTTGTATAGTATTCTGCAAACTCTCTTTCTTTATTTACTAAATAATCTACTTCATTTTTAGATACTGTCTCACTATTTTCAGATGAGTGTTTAAATACTCCTCCATTCTTAACCTGGTAAGCTGCAAATGGTAAATAATCTACCATAGCAAAATGAATAAGCATAGGTTGGATATAAGTATTTACTAAACTTAGATAGTCACCTGTTAAAGTATCTGCTATAATATCACTACTGATCTTATTATATAAATCACTTCCAAGATAATTCCTAACGTGAATCTGTTGAGCTATTTTAATAAACTGAATAAATTTATCTACATCGACATTACCATCTATTATGGTATTTCTTTTAATGTCTATTGGTTTTATGAATAATGCTGTTGCCATATCTTATTTATTATAACTTGGGTGATGTCCTTCATTAGGCATATCTTTTGGAGCTATCTTTGCCTTTTTATGTCCTGCAGGAGTTGGTTGATATGATTTAGGAATATTATCTACCTCATCATAGTTTTGTATTGATTTTTTCATTGTCTTAGATTTTAACCTATACAACACTTCACTCCAATAGTGACCACAATTAACCCCTCCTTTATATTTGAATAAATCATAAGATTTTCCTTTATGTCCAAATGACTTATTTACTCCTGCTCTACTAGCCTTATCAATATCTTCTATTCTATAAACTACTTTACGTCTACTTCTATTCATCATAATTCTACAGAATTGTCTTGATTTACCAGAAGAATATTTCTCATTGTATTTATATCTCACTTTATATAAAGACTTGTCTAAGTAGCTAAAGCCTGATTTCTTAGAATCGATACTTTTCTTTTCTAAATTTTCTTTCTTAGATTGTATTAATCTACTTGCCCATTCTTCTTCACTTTCATTGTCGTCTTTATATTCTCTTGCATCTACTTCTTCCCATCTATTAGACATTGTCTCACCTCTAAGTTCATCAAGAATAATATCAAACTCCTCATCAGTTAGGTCTTCTTTAGATAATTTAACTCCAGTTTCTTCTTCTTTAGTTTCCTCATCCTCTACATTATCTAATTCAGTAAATTCTAAAGGTTGTAAAGTCTTAAAGTATAATTTAAGTGAAATACCATTATAAGCTAAGATTTGGTCAAAGGCATCTATTAAAAGATGTTGAAAAGGTCTGATAACAGTATTGTCCATAAGCGTAGAAGCTGTTTTAAGCTCATCTGCATTGTTACCTAACCCTGAGTTATCTTTTATGCCTAAAAGCATCGGAGAAACGACCCTATGAGCTACCATTATCTTTTTAGTAGATTCTTCAGACAAGAATTGATACTGATTATGTGCATCACTAAGTTGAACAGGTTCTATACTTGCAGCACTCTCTGCATTATCATTAAAAGCTAATATGAACTTACCTGCATTACTTGACCCACTAAATTTGTTGTATATTCTTTGCTCTATAAGTCTTCTTTCCTCTGCATTAGGAGTACCGTTGTTAAAGTTAATTAACATAGAAGGACTCATACCATTAAGAATGTTGTTTAAGTGAAAGTTAGATACTTCTTCTTCAAGCTCTGCATATTGTAAACCACCTTGATAATCTACAGGACTATAATAATAATATCCTGATCTGTATGGTTTTACATAAAGTATTTCTATAGCTTCTTTGCTTGTACCAAATGCAGGTATTCTTAAAGGCTTGTCTGATGGTCTAATCTTTTCCCAATCTTTCCAATAGTAATATGCTTCAATATCTCCTTTCTCATTACACTTCTCTGCTCTAAGTGTTTCTACAGGCATATGCTCTATCTGAGCAATCTTAGTTCTGTCTTTAGAATAAATTACCTGTATTGCACATTGTCCCATTAATTTTAAGTCGTATGCTAATCTTCTTACACTATCATTATCAAATAATGAAATCATTTGTGCATATTGATCTGGTTTTTTATTGGAATTAGTAGCATCTAATCCTTTACCATATATCATAGAAGATACAGCATTTATTATGGCATTGTTAGTTGGACTTCCATTATATCTGTCTATAAGATATTGAAAGTAGTTGTTGTCCTCTCCATAAGAAATCCAATCTCTATTACTAACTTCTTTTATTTTAGGACTTGTGTAAGTGCTTAAATTTACTATTCTTAAATCGTTCATATTATTATGTAATCGTTATCGTGAGAACCTGCTGTAGTATCAAATGTATATTGACCATCATTAATTGAATAATAGTCATTACTTGATTGATCTACAGTTTGGTCAGTACAAAATACTTTGTCTTTGTATATTATATTAGAAGATGTATCTAATAACTCTATGTCATAAGTTCTACCCTCTTTTAATATTGAATTTCCTGAAGATGTATATTCATTAGAAATACTTAGATAATTACCATCAACAGATGGAGTTACTGTAAAGCTAAATTCTTCATTTAATGAATCGTCTCTTACTTTTAAAGTAGTAGAAGAAGTAACATAACTTCTTGGTATAATCTTTATAGTTTGAGATGATGCACTTGTAGTAAGTTTCTTCATACTTATATATCGAAAAAAAAACTATATTTTGTGTTAAATGCAAAAAAAAAGAGGACATATAGTCCCCTTAATTTTCTAACTTAATAATTTATTATCCATTATTAGGAGTAGCAGGTGAAATCTTAGCTGCATTTACATTATCAGTTACATCAGTTGAATCTGCAAGGAATGCAGGAGCTGATACTTCTTGAGCTGTTAATGTTAAAGAGAATGACGAAGCATCTCCCATAGCTGCACCTGTTGTGAATGAGCCACCAGATACTTCACATCCGTGTTCTCTACCCATTAAAAAGAAATTACCATTATAGTCTTCTATTACGATTTGTGGACGTCCTAAAGCTATAATCTTTAATTCTTCTTGTGTTTTACTATCTAATAATTGTAACGAAATATTTAAAGTTGATTCAAAGAAAGTAGTACCATTTTCTCTTGAGCTGTTTACTGCTGTCTCCATAGATGAACTACCTTTAAGGTCGTATTGAAAAAAGTCAGGAGTTCCTCCTATATCTACTTTTTCTGCATCTGTGCTATTATCAGTAACAGTAAGACCATAATCTGAAAAGTAAACTGTTTTAAGTCCACCGACAGAAGATTTACAAGGTATGTTTCTTCCTGTTGTTAATGTACAAGCCATATTATTATAATTTTTATAAGAAAGGGTAAGCAGGTATACACCTTACCTACCCTTCTATGTTAAACAATTTATTAAGCTAATGTCAATAAAGATAGGTCACTTCCTATTCCATATTGTACACCTGCTGAGAACCTCATAACTACTCTTACGTTTTGAGAACCATCTAGGTCAGCCATATCTAATAACTTAACTTCGTTGTGGTCAGATAATAGACCTGTACCAAAGTAAATGTTAGATTTTTGTCCTACCTATTTTAGCATCTCCATAAACGTGAAGGTTTAATCCTGATTCAGGTGTTACTCCTATTCCTATTTGTGTTGTTGATATATATAATGGAGTAAGGTTTCCAAGTCCGTCTGTGATCTGTTTTGCTGTTGTTCCTATTGCATCATTGTCTATTGACTTTAATAACGCATCATAAGTATTTTTTATTTTCGTGCTTGTTAATGTAGCCATTATTGCTTTTTAAATAAGTTAATAATTTTTTTACGTTCCCCTCTTTAGGTTTGTAAATCTTTTTTATAATACCCATCCGTTAAATGTTGCATCTTTATCAGGATTTATGTCCTCATTTGTATTACTTGTATATTCAGGAAATAAGTTTTGATTGTTAGCCATATAATCTATAAATCTTCTTGTATAGTATTCTGCAAACTCTCTTTCTTTATTTACTAAATAATCTACTTCATTTTTAGATACTGTCTCACTATTTTCAGATGAGTGTTTAAATACTCCTCCATTCTTAACCTGGTAAGCTGCAAATGGTAAATAATCTACCATAGCAAAATGAATAAGCATAGGTTGGATATAAGTATTTACTAAACTTAGATAGTCACCTGTTAAAGTATCTGCTATAATATCACTACTGATCTTATTATATAAATCACTTCCAAGATAATTCCTAACGTGAATCTGTTGAGCTATTTTAATAAACTGAATAAATTTATCTACATCGACATTACCATCTATTATGGTATTTCTTTTAATGTCTATTGGTTTTATGAATAATGCTGTTGCCATATCTTATTTATTATAACTTGGGTGATGTCCTTCATTAGGCATATCTTTTGGAGCTATCTTTGCCTTTTTATGTCCTGCAGGAGTTGGTTGATATGATTTAGGAATATTATCTACCTCATCATAGTTTTGTATTGATTTTTTCATTGTCTTAGATTTTAACCTATACAACACTTCACTCCAATAGTGACCACAATTAACCCCTCCTTTATATTTGAATAAATCATAAGATTTTCCTTTATGTCCAAATGACTTATTTACTCCTGCTCTACTAGCCTTATCAATATCTTCTATTCTATAAACTACTTTACGTCTACTTCTATTCATCATAATTCTACAGAATTGTCTTGATTTACCAGAAGAATATTTCTCATTGTATTTATATCTCACTTTATATAAAGACTTGTCTAAGTAGCTAAAGCCTGATTTCTTAGAATCGATACTTTTCTTTTCTAAATTTTCTTTCTTAGATTGTATTAATCTACTTGCCCATTCTTCTTCACTTTCATTGTCGTCTTTATATTCTCTTGCATCTACTTCTTCCCATCTATTAGACATTGTCTCACCTCTAAGTTCATCAAGAATAATATCAAACTCCTCATCAGTTAGGTCTTCTTTAGATAATTTAACTCCAGTTTCTTCTTCTTTAGTTTCCTCATCCTCTACATTATCTAATTCAGTAAATTCTAAAGGTTGTAAAGTCTTAAAGTATAATTTAAGTGAGATACCATTATAAGCTAAGATTTGGTCAAAGGCATCTATTAAAAGATGTTGAAAAGGTCTGATAACAGTATTGTCCATAAGCGTAGAAGCTGTTTTAAGCTCATCTGCATTGTTACCTAACCCTGAGTTATCTTTTATGCCTAAAAGCATCGGAGAAACGACCCTATGAGCTACCATTATCTTTTTAGTAGATTCTTCAGACAAGAATTGATACTGATTATGTGCATCACTAAGTTGAACAGGTTCTATACTTGCAGCACTCTCTGCATTATCATTAAAAGCTAATATGAACTTACCTGCATTACTTGACCCACTAAATTTGTTGTATATTCTTTGCTCTATAAGTCTTCTTTCCTCTGCATTAGGAGTACCGTTGTTAAAGTTAATTAACATAGAAGGACTCATACCATTAAGAATGTTGTTTAAGTGAAAGTTAGATACTTCTTCTTCAAGCTCTGCATATTGTAAACCACCTTGATAATCTACAGGACTATAATAATAATATCCTGATCTGTATGGTTTTACATAAAGTATTTCTATAGCTTCTTTGCTTGTACCAAATGCAGGTATTCTTAAAGGCTTGTCTGAAGGTCTAATCTTTTCCCAATCTTTCCAATAGTAATATGCTTCAATATCTCCTTTCTCATTACACTTCTCTGCTCTAAGTGTTTCTACAGGCATATGCTCTATCTGAGCAATCTTAGTTCTGTCTTTAGAATAAATTACCTGTATTGCACATTGTCCCATTAATTTTAAGTCGTATGCTAATCTTCTTACACTATCATTATCAAATAATGAAATCATTTGTGCATATTGATCTGGTTTTTTATTGGAATTAGTAGCATCTAATCCTTTACCATATATCATAGAAGATACAGCATTTATTATGGCATTGTTAGTTGGACTTCCATTATATCTGTCTATAAGATATTGAAAGTAGTTGTTGTCCTCTCCATAAGAAATCCAATCTCTATTACTAACTTCTTTTATTTTAGGACTTGTGTAAGTGCTTAAATTTACTATTCTTAAATCGTTCATATTATTATGTAATCGTTATCGTGAGAACCTGCTGTAGTATCAAATGTATATTGACCATCATTAATTGAATAATAGTCATTACTTGATTGATCTACAGTTTGGTCAGTACAAAATACTTTGTCTTTGTATATTATATTAGAAGATGTATCTAATAACTCTATGTCATAAGTTCTACCCTCTTTTAATATTGAATTTCCTGAAGATGTATATTCATTAGAAATACTTAGATAATTACCATCAACAGATGGAGTTACTGTAAAGCTAAATTCTTCATTTAATGAATCGTCTCTTACTTTTAAAGTAGTAGAAGAAGTAACATAACTTCTTGGTATAATCTTTATAGTTTGAGATGATGCACTTGTAGTAAGTTTCTTCATACTTATATATCGAAAAAAAAACTATATTTTGTGTTAAATGCAAAAAAAAAGAGGACATATAGTCCCCTTAATTTTCTAACTTAATAATTTATTATCCATTATTAGGAGTAGCAGGTGAAATCTTAGCTGCATTTACATTATCAGTTACATCAGTTGAATCTGCAAGGAATGCAGGAGCTGATACTTCTTGAGCTGTTAATGTTAAAGAGAATGACGAAGCATCTCCCATAGCTGCACCTGTTGTGAATGAGCCACCAGATACTTCACATCCGTGTTCTCTACCCATTAAAAAGAAATTACCATTATAGTCTTCTATTACGATTTGTGGACGTCCTAAAGCTATAATCTTTAATTCTTCTTGTGTTTTACTATCTAATAATTGTAACGAAATATTTAAAGTTGATTCAAAGAAAGTAGTACCATTTTCTCTTGAGCTGTTTACTGCTGTCTCCATAGATGAACTACCTTTAAGGTCGTATTGAAAAAAGTCAGGAGTTCCTCCTATATCTACTTTTTCTGCATCTGTGCTATTATCAGTAACAGTAAGACCATAATCTGAAAAGTAAACTGTTTTAAGTCCACCGACAGAAGATTTACAAGGTATGTTTCTTCCTGTTGTTAATGTACAAGCCATATTATTATAATTTTTATAAGAAAGGGTAAGCAGGTATACACCTTACCTACCCTTCTATGTTAAACAATTTATTAAGCTAATGTCAATAAAGATAGGTCACTTCCTATTCCATATTGTACACCTGCTGAGAACCTCATAACTACTCTTACGTTTTGAGAACCATCTAGGTCAGCCATATCTAATAACTTAACTTCGTTGTGGTCAGATAATAGACCTGTACCAAAGTAAATGTTAGATTTTTGTCCTGCAACAATGTGATTAGTTGGCATACCTGGAGCTAATACAACTTCGATACCATCGAAAGAAAGTGCATTACCTTGATTGTACCATAAACCACCTCTATTATCAACACCTGAACCACCAACACCATTAGCAGCATATCCTCCTAATTGTCTGATGTATGATTGCCAAGCGATTGTTGGAACGTAGATTTTTAAATCTTCTTTTCCATATACTGCAGAAGGAAGTGAATCTACTACGTTTTCTAATAAACTGATAATGTTAGTTGAACTGAAAGCAGTTTCACCACCGTTAGCTGCATCGTTAACGTCTCCGTCTGCTGCTGCTAATACTGTGATTCCATCAAACTCTCCTGCGTTACCATTAACACCACCCCAAATGTTTTGCTCATTCTTTTCTGCTACCAATCCTGCAACGTGACCGATTAAGAAATCAGAAAACTTTGGAGGTAATTGGTCATTTAAAGAACTATATCCCATAGAAATTGCTTCCCAATCTGAGATAAAGTCTTGCTTACAAAGCTCAAGGTTTACTTGGAATTGCTCTGGTTGTAAGATTCTTTCTGTTAAAGTAACAGTAGCTGTATCACTAAAGTCACAAGAAGCGTCTTTAATAACATTAGCATCTGTTGCTACTTTTTTGATTACATCTTTAAACTTTACGTTAGGTTTAATTTCGATGTTTCCTTTTTCTAATGTCGGTGAACTTAACAAAGCCGCCGAGATGTACTTTCCTGAAAATTCCCCAGAATAACTGGAAGTAATTGAAACTGTAGTTGCCATAATTTAATTTTATTTAATTTTATTAATTTTTATTTGAAATTTGCTATTTTATTGAATACTATATCCTTTGTTGTTAAGTTTCTCTTTTGAGAATAAACAACTTTATTTAATTCTTCTTTTGCTTCAGGAGAATGCTTAATAGGTTCAGAAGCAGGTTTAGATAATTCTTCTTTTAGTGCTTCATCTTCTTGACAAGCAAGTTCTGTCATTTTCTGTGACATTAATTCTTCTTCCTTGTGCATTTCTTCTTTCTTACCTTCTTTCATCAATTCTTTGATTTCTTCTACCATAGATTTGATTTCTTGAAGTTCTTGTTTAGTTGCGTATTTGTCTTCTTCATTTAGTTCTTCTTCTACTTGCTCTACTTCTTCTACTACTTCTTCCACAACTTCTTCTTCTCCACCTTCTTTGATTTCTGAAATAATACCTTCTTCTTCTATTACTAAGATTTTACCATCTTCCATTTCGTACTCTCCAACAGGTAAAGCTACTTTTTCATCATCAGTTAAGATAAATACTTCTTTTCCTGATTCGAATGATTCTGCTTCTAAAACAGTACCATTTTCTAATTTAGCTTGAGCAAGTTCTACTATTTCTTCTGTAGATAATTCTACACCCAAGACGCTTTTGATTTGATTTAACATTTCCATAGGTTTCATATTAATATATCGAGTTTATTTAATTATTTTGCATTTTTAAGAGTTTCTATTTATACTTCCTATTCCTTGTGCGTGTAAAGAACCATCACAGCATTTAATACTATAGGTTTCTTTATCCCAACAAAGACAAGCTCTGTTTCCTCCTTGTGGACTTACATTGTGAGTAGTATCATCCATAATTACTTAATTGGTATACAGTTAGGTACTAATCTTCCATTCTTTCTTTTCATTCCATATTGCTCATATCCTGCTTGACAAGGTTTTTTAAGCTCGTGTTGTTCACAAGGCATAAACCATATCTTACCTTCATACTCGTGTTCGTGATATTTGTCACACCCTAAGTCCTTAGCCATTTCTATAGCTTTCTCTTTTGTGGAGTATGCAAGTCTATCATCTATTATAGCATAGTCCTCATTTATCTTCATAGAAGCTAATTCTAATTCTTTTAACTTAGACTCACTCCATCTCTTTGCTGCTAATCCTCCCCACAAGTAGAAACTTATAGTTCCACATTTAGAATTATCACTTGGGTCAAAGTATTCCTCTGCTCTTGACAAATAAGAATACATACGCTTTATAGTTTCTTTACTTATTGGTTTACCTTGTGCAAGTTGTGTTGCTCTGATCTTACCAACTTGTGTTGCACATTTGTTGTTTACTTTCTCATTAAGTTCTAAACCTTTTTTGGCATTATTCTTAACTGCATCAGGATAGTCTGTATAAGATTCCATTACCATTTTCTTTCCACTCTTAGTTCTTTTGTCTCCTTTTATAATACCTCTAATAGTAGATAACAATTCTTTAGCTTCTTCTTCCTCTATTTCAGCTAAGTCGTTTATAGTAGCATCTTTAGGTCTTTCCATTTTATCCACAAAGTAGCCTTCTATAGAAAATCCTTTTACCTTACCTGTTTTCACATAGTCATTCCAAACATCTTCATTATTTACTTTAACAGTACCCATCCAAGTCCCTACAGGAACTTCCATATCGTACTTTCTAGATTTGTCGTGAACAGTATCTTCTACTATCCAGGACTCTACTAAAGACAAACCATTTAAAGAATATTGATGCTCTAATGTTGAATTGTTTTGGTTGCCTTTCATTAAATACATTTGGGATGCTTTTAAAACCGTATCTTTAGAGAAGTATATATAATATTCATCTTCTCCACTCCTTCTGTATATAGGTTTGTTAGGGATTAATAAAGCTCCCATTAAAATTCTCTTTTCTTCGCTAACCTCTGCTAATTTTATTTCATCACTTTTTAAAGCAACAAAGTCTTCTTCTATTGCAGGATTCTCTACAATGCTTATTGCTTCAATTCCATTTAGCTCCTCATTTTCATCTAAAATAAGTTCTACTATTTTCATATTTATATATCGTTTAAAAATTAATATTTTGTATTTTATCCTATAGTTGCACCACTTACAATATTTCTATCTAACTCTTGAGCAGTTGTTACATCATTACTTACTACAAATGCTTTAACAGGTTGTTGTTGTTGTGATGCTATTGCACCTGCTAATTGATTAGAACCAGATGTGCCTACTACATTAAATGCAGGTGGAGCTGAACTTGTTGGAATTTGTGGAGTTTGTATTGAACCTCCTGCTCCTCCACCACCTCCTATTGATGATGCTACTGATTTACTTTTACCTACTGCTTGACTAATAGATTGTACTATTCCTACTGCTTGTAAAGCATAAGCAATTAACATTGGTATGTTTTGTGGAAAACCTATTTTAGCAGTTTGTGCAGTACCTTCTGCAACTGCAGCACTTGATCTTGTAGCTACTAAACTTGAGAATGTTAAAGTCTTTCTTGCTTCTTGTATCATCTCTTGTGCAGCCATAACTTGTTTAGCTATAAGAGCAGCTTTACCTGCAGCAGTTTCTGCTCCAAATAATGATATAGCAGCATCTACTGATGCTTTCTTAGCAGCAGTTCTTCTATTCTCAATATCAATATCCATAGCTAGTATTCTAGCATCTCTTTCTTGTTTTATTTTTGCTGCTTCTGCATCTTGTTCTGCTTTTTTCTTTTTTGCTTCTTCATCTTTCTTGTCTTTTGCTATTTTCTTTTCTTCATCTATTTTATCTTGTTCCTCTTTTACCCTTCTTTGTTCATCTTCTATTGCTTTTAATGCTGCAGCTTCTTCTGCCTTTAATGCTATAGTTTGTGAAGTAACTTCTTTTTGTTTTGTAAGTTTAGCAGTCTCTAATTGTATAAGTTCTGCTTTTAATCTTGCTTCCTCATCTAAATCTTCTTTAGTAGATGCAGATAATGAGTTTTCTAATTGTCTTGCTTCTAATCTAAGTTGAGCTGCTTTTATTTCTTTATTAGTTAT